GTATTTTGCACCCAGACTGTACTCATCGCAATACAGAGCAGTTACATCAAGGGATTATGAGTCTGTTATTCAACAAATATATCCAAATACTGAGTCAGTTTCAGTTGTTGGTGGTGAAGAGTTAGATCCACCTGAGTTTGGAACTGTTTTTATTACCATAAAACCAAAAAACGGTGAATTTGTATCAGATTTTGATAAACAGTCAATATTATCCAATCTAAAGAATTATACATTAGCTGGTATTAATCAAAAAATATTAGATCTTAAATTATTATATGTTGAATTGGACTCATTTGTGTATTATGACCCATCTAAGGTATCAACTGTCTCTGATTTGAAAACTAGGATAACAAATGGTCTTCTATCCTATGGATCATCAACTGATTTAAACAAATTTGGTGGTAGATTTAAGTATAGTAAAGTTTTGAAAGTTATTGATAATATTGATGATGCAATAACATCAAATATAACAAGAGTTATCATCCGTAGAAATTTGAGAGCATTAACTAATCAGTTTGCTCAATATGAATTGTGTTTTGGTAACAGTTTTCATATTAATCCAGAAGGACGTAACATAAAAAGCACTGGTTTTACGATTCAAGGTGTAATAGATACTGTTTATATTACTGATATTCCAAATAAAAATTCTGATGGCACACTTGATGGAAGTGGAAAGGGTATTTTAGCAATTGTTAGAGCAAATACCGATGCATCTACTAATCTTGTTGTTGCATCAGCTGGTATTGTTGATTATGTACATGGTGAAGTCATAATATCAACAGTTAATATAACGTCAACAGTAAAAACCAATAATATTATTGAAATACAAGCATTTCCTGAGTCAAACGATGTAATAGGTTTAAAAGATTTATATTTGAGTTTTTCCGTTGGTGATAGTAACATAAATATGGTTAAAGACACAATTACCTCTGGTGAACAAATATCAGGTGTCGGTTATAAGGTTACATCAAGTTATTCAAATGGAGTGTTGGTAAGAGGATAATATGATAACTACTGGAATTGATAAAAGAGTCAAAGTCCATCAGATAATTGAAAACCAACTACCAGAGTTTTTAGTTTCTGAAAGTCCAAAAGCAGTTGATTTTCTTAAGCAGTATTATATCTCTCAAGAATATCAGGGAGGTCCCATTGACCTGACTGATAATTTAGATCAGTATTTAAAATTAGATAATTTAACACCTGAAGTTGTAGTTGGTGAAACAAAACTAACAAGTGCTTTAACAACATCAGATACTACAGTTAATGTTAGTAGTACTAAAGGATTTCCAAATACTTATGGTCTTTTTAAAATTGAAGATGAGGTCATAACCTATACTGGCATAACCACAAATAGTTTTACTGGTTGTATTCGTGGTTTTAGTGGTATAACAACATATCATGCAGAAAATGAACCAGGTGAACTTGTATTTACTGATTCTTCATCCACAAATCATGATACAGATGCAACTGTAGTAAATTTAAGTGCTTTATTTTTAAAAGAATTTTATCAAAAAACAAAAAAATTACTTACACCTGGTTTAGAAAACTCGAAGTTTGTTGACAACCTAGATGTAAGTAATTTCATTAAAAATTCAAAGTCATTATATCAATCAAAAGGTACAGAAGAGTCATTTAGAATATTATTCAATATTTTATACAATGAAACTCCGAAAATTTTAGATTTAGAACAATATTTAATAAAACCATCTACAGCAGAATTTATAAGAAGAGAAATAGTTCTTGCGGAGGCAATATCTGGCAATCCAATTAATTTAGTTGGACAGACCATCATAAAATCAACTGATAGTGCAACTAGGGCGGCAATATCAGAGGTAGAACCTTTAACTAGAAGTGGAAAGGTTTACTATAAGATTGGATTGTTTGTTGGATTTAACGAAGTAGACTTAATTGAAGGTACTTTTAGTATCACTAGCAAAACAAAGGTTATTGGTGATGTTGCTATTGGATCTTCAGTAATTACTGTTGATTCTACCGTAGGTTTTGGTCAAACTGGGACTCTTGTATCTGGGATAAGCACCAATATCTATTATAGTGATAAATCTGTTAATCAATTTTTTGGATGTGAAAATATTATTAGTAATATATCAAGCGCTGATGATATTAGAACAAATGAGTTTTACTATGGTTATGAAAATGGAGATTTAGATAAAAAAGTTGAATTAAGACTGACTGGTGTACTATCAAAATTTGTTCCTACTTCAGATATAAGACTTCTTAATCAAGGTGAGAAAATAACGGTAGGTAATGTTGGTGAGAAAATATTTAATCCAGACAACAACAAAACAAGAAAACAAATATTTGCTAATTCATGGATCTACAATACATCATCTAGATTCGAGGTAGAAAAAATAAGTGGTTCAAATGTAATTTTATTTACAAGGGATATTGATAAATCAAGTTTGAAAAAGGGTGATAATATTGAAATTTTATTCAGAAATGAACAAACAATAGTTGCAACTGGTGTTGTAAATGATATAGTCAAATCTACAGGAACAATAACAATTGATGCTTTAACAAATCAACCAGGAATTACACAATTACCAGATCCTAGTAGAGAATATGATTTAAGAAGAGTCCTTAATCGTGCTTCAAGTTTAAAAACTGATATAGAATTTGGAAATAATATTTTAACAACTGATGTAACTAATGTTTATAATGATTCTAATACTGCTTTTTATGTTGCATCTAATTCACTACCATCTTATGAAATAACTGCCGAGTTACCCAAATCAATCATACCAGACGCTGTTGCTGGAAATCAATTACCAAATTCTGGTTATAATCCTAACACTTTAAAATACAGTATCATATCTTTTCCAAGTCCAGTTCCTTTTATTACTGGTGATGAAATATTTTACACTGCACAGGGGACTGTATTACCAGGATTACCTGAAGCATCATATTTTGTGGAGGTTTTAGCTAATGGACAGCAGATAAGATTATATAAATCTAGATCATTTATTCCAATAGCAGATTTTGAAGAATTTGAGTCATTACCTGCAGGATCTGGAACCCATACTTTCTCATTAGTTGGTATAAAAGAACAAGAAATAGCAGCGCAGAAGTTATTCAAAAAATTTACACTTTCTCCAAGTTTATCTAATTCTAAAAATACTTTAACTACTCCTGGTGCTACAGGGATGTTTATAAATGGTGTTGAAATCTATAATTACAAATCAAATGATAAAATATACTTTGGTCCTATTGAAAGTGTAAGTTTGTTAAATGGTGGTAAAAATTATGATGTTATAAATCCACCTATTATTCAATTATCAAGTGCAGGTGCAGGAACTACAAACGCTTTGATACAACCAGTTATATCTGGAGAAGTTACTGACATTCAAGTTGATCCTCAAGATTTTGACATTAAAAAAGTTATTTCAGTTACTATTGAAGGTGGTAATGGATCTGGAACAATACTAGAACCAGTATTAAGTGAAAGAAGGAGAGAATTATCATTTGATGCACGTTTAATAACTGATTCTGGTGGAATTGATCATGTTAATGAAACACTTACATTTTTACGAGAGCATAATATTACTAGTGGTGAACCATTAGTTTATGATAGAAATAATAACTTACCACTTGGTATTGGAACAGTTGGTAATGATTTTGGAGTATCTATTGTTGGTCTTGGAACAACTACCTTGGTAAATGCAGCTACTTATTTCCCATCTGTCATAGACTCTCGAACAGTAAAGTTATTTCAAACTTTAGATGACTTCAATGCTGGTATCAATACTGTAGGATTTACGACTACTAATAAAGTTGGTATTCATAAGTTTAAATTAAAAAATGGTCAAACTCATTTAAAAGATATAAGAGTTATTGATAGTGGTTCTAACTATGAAAATAGACAAATATTTGTCAAACCAGTTGGAATCAACACAATCACCAATATAATTAATTTTGATAATCATGGATTTAAGGCAGGTGATAGAATTGTGTATTCAACTGCTGTAGGAATTGGTTCAACTTTACCAACTTCAATTACTGGATTATCAACTTATACTGGCATTACATCTACATCCAACTTTTATCAAGTTATAAAATTAGACGATAATTCATTCAGACTATCAAATGCTGGAATTGCAGGAACTATAACTTCTGAATATGAAAGAAATAATTATATTAAATTTTCAAATCAAGGGACAGGATTCCAAGTTTTTAAATATCCAGATATAAAATTAAATCTTAAATATGAATTATCTAATACAAGTGTAGGAGTAATTACAGCAACTCCTGTTGTAAGAGGATCTATTAAAGATGTACTTTTATATGAACATGGGACTGATTATGGTTCTACTACTTTAAACCTTGAAAAATCATTAACATTAAACATTAAAACAGGTAAAGATGCAGAACTAAAACCAATCGTAACCGATGGGAAAATAACACTTGTAGAAATACAATCAAAAGGTCAAGAGTATACCTCTGCACCTGATTTAGAGGTTGTTGGTATTGGAACTGGTTTAGGTGCAAAATTAAGGGCAGTTGTATCTGATGGTAAAATTGTTGAAGTAGTCGTGCTCGAAGGTGGTTTACAATATCAACAAGATAAAGTTGATATAAAAGTTGTTCCACCTGGTAGTGGTGCAAAAATAGATGCCAAGACTAGAGGACTAACTGTTAACTCTTTTATAAGATATGGAAATGAATCATTAGTAGAAACAAATAATAAATTAGAATATTCAATTGTAGGTTATTCGACGCAGATTGGAAATGATGCTTTTGGAGACACAATGGAAAGTCATTCACCAATTATAGGTTGGGCATATGACGGTAATCCAATTTACGGACCTTTTGGTTTTGATGATCCATCAGATTTAAATTCTTCAGTGAGAATATTAAACCCTAGTTACGTTCTTGACGTATCAAATGTTAAAAACCGACCATCTGGTTTTACAAATGGATTTTTTGTAGATGATTTTATATTTAACAACTCAGGTGATTTAGATGAACATAATGGAAGATATTGTAAAACTCCTGAGTATCCACAAGGAACATATGCTTATTTTGCAGGAATCACAACTAATTCTCTTCTTCCTAGATTTCCATATTTTATAGGAAATACGTATAGGTCTGTAATAACATCAGGTATTACTGTTCCCGATCCAGTGATTGAAAACTTTAATGTTAATCAAAACACATTTGATTTTAGTAATACTAATTTAGTTAGAAATACATATCCATATAAAGTATCCGATCAATATGCAGATAATGATTTTATTATTGAGTCTAATGAAATTACTACACAAACATCACTTGTAGAAAGTACAACCTCTGGGTCAATCAATTCAATTAGTGTAATTAATAGTGGTGATGGGTATGAAGTTGGAGATTCTGCAATATTTGATAATACAAATACGAATGGAGGTGGATTAAGTGTTTCTGTCAATAGTATATCTGGCAAGGAAATTACCTCAATAGAAACAACTATTGATACTTTTGAAGATGTAGTTTTTATTTGGAATAGTGGGACAGTATCTGCTCATATCTCAACATCTCCTCCGTTAAATGATGGAGATAATGTTCTCATTTCTGGATTATCAACAACTGGTATAAAGGGTTTATCTGGTTCCCATGTCATAGGTATATCAACTGCAAGCACTGTGGTTTATAAGGAAATACCAAATTCAGCAACAACTGGAATCGTAACCGATATTTACGTTGCAAATATACCATCTAGTATTTCTGTTGGAAGCAGTATTGGAATAGGGACAGAAAAATTACTTGTTTTAAATAAATTCGATTCAAATAATATACTAAGGGTTCAAAGAGGTGCCGTATCAGGAGTTCATACAGTATCAACAAAAGTTAGTTTGATTCCTAGTTTCTTTGATATCCCTTTAACCACTGATTATTTTGAATCAAAATTAAATGATGTTGTATATTTCAATCCACATGAATCAATTGGTGTAGGTGTAATTGTTGGTATAGGATCAACTTCACTTTCAACATTAGGTGATCTATCTAATGTGGTATCAACACCCACTCATAGTATTTTCTTACCTAATCATCCATTTGAAACAAATCAAAGAGTAACTTTAACTAAACCAAACGCAGGATATGCGTTAACCGTAACAGATGATGGAGGAACAACAATATTTAATATTCCTGAGATTGGTAATAGTCAAGATGTTTTCGTAATTAAAAAATCGAAAGATTATATTGGTATTGCCACACAGGTTGGTCTAACTACTTCTTCAGTTGGACTTGCTTTTGGTCCGACTAATGAAAAAGTTGGATCAAGTAGTTTTGAATATAAAATCGAAGCAAATCATACTAAAGTAACAGGCACTTTACAGAGAAATGAAACTGTCGTATCTGTATCAACAGCACATAATTTAGTTGATGGTGATATAATAAATCTTGATTTGATACCAAGTGATTCAGTAGGAATTGGTACGTCAACTTCTATAAACTTGAAATTTGATAGTTTAACTCATAATTTACTTGTAAACCCAATTACTTGTTTGTCTGGTGATGTAAATACATCCACTAATAATTTTAATATAAGTTCTCATAATTTAAATACTGGTGATAAAATTCAATATAATTCTTCAAACGTAGCAGGTGGACTTGTAAATAAAGAATCATACTATGTTTATAAAGTTAATGATAATAATTTTAAATTAGGTGAAACATATTCAGATGTTACCTCTAATCCTGCAAATATAATACAAATAAGTACAACAGGTAATAATCATGAATTTGCATTAGTAAATCCTCCAATACCAGTATACAAAAATAATAATTTAGTATTTAATGTTGAAGATACTTCTTTATTTGGTTATGAATTAAAAATATACTATGATAACCAATTTAAAAATGAATTTGTTTCAGTAGGTAATACATCCAATTTCCAAGTTATAGGAGTTGGCACAGTTGGTATCAATACGACTGCAACACTTACACTTAATTTTGATGAAAACAATCCAACTAATTTATTCTATAATATAAAAAAATCTGGTTTTATAAGCACTTCTGATACAGATGTATTAAATTATAATAAAATTGATTATGTAGATAGCAAATACAGTGGAGAATACAAAATTTTCAATGTTCCTCCTATTGTAGGTGCATCTTATACAAGTTTTAGCATCTCAATTCCTGAAGTTCCAGAGAGATTATCATATTCTCCATTAACAGTTAATACATTAAAATATACAACAAAATCACCAAGAGCTAGAGGTGCTATAGACAATGTTAAAATAGATTTTGGTGGCATAGGGTATGATGATCTGCCATCATTTGTCAGCATTGCATCTACAGGAGGAACTAATGCAACTTTATTACCAAACTCGGATACAATCAATAGACTAGATGATGTAAGAATATTAAATCCTGGTTTTGAGTATTCCTCTGATCCAACATTAAAACCAGAAGCATTTGTTTCTCCTGTAATTTCTATTATCAATTCAAATACAATTAGTAATATTGAAATTATAGATGGTGGTAGAAATTATACAACAATACCAGATCTAGTTGTTGTTAATCCATTAACTGGTACTGAATTTAAGTCTGGTGCGGTAATTGATATTACTCTAAATGGTTCTTCACTACAAGATCCAAAGGTAATTGTATCACCTAAAGGATTAGAATCTATAACTCATGAAATATTTACAATTAACAATAGTAATGGACTAACTGTAGATAAGTTATCTTATAATCAATCAGCTGGGATTGTAACTTGTACTTTAGTTACACCAATTTTGGGATTTTCAACTGCTCCATTTTCAGTTAATGAAGAAATATTTGTTGAGGGACTACAAAAAGAGACATATGCTAATCTTCCAGAGGGAACTGGTTTTAACTCAGCAGAAAATGGATTTAATTTTTATAAAATTACTAAAGTTAATAATAATAATCCTGCTACAATTGAATTTGATTTATCTTCAATTACATCAAACGCTGGAGTCGCAAAAACAAATCAAAATTCTTATGGTATTTTAATAAGTAAAAGTGATTATCCAACCTTTAAAGTTACTCAAGAAGTTTCCAAATTTAGTGTAGGTGAAAAATTATTAGCATTTGTTGGAACTTCATATATTCCTGTTGATCTTAAAGTTACAGAATCAGCTAATGAATTTATAAAAATTGAAGAATTATCACCAGGTGCGTTTAATTTAACTGAAGGACAACTTATTAGAGGTTTTGCATCTGGTAATATCGGAACTATAAACAGAATATCACCTAACACTGGTGTTTTTGAAGTAAGTTATTCTCTAAAACAAGATCAAGGTTGGAATGATAATATTGGTAAATTAAATCAAGATTATCAAGTTACACCAGATAACAATTATTATCAGAATCTTTCATATAGTGTAAAGAGTGGAGTTACATTTGAAGATTTAATTAATCCTGTCAATAGATTACTTCACACTTCAGGTCTTAAGAATTTTGCTGATGTTGGTATTACTTCGTCAACAAATGCTGGTGTTACTACAGCAAGTTTCTTTGATATTCTTGCACTTGATTTTATTGACCAAAAACGTGTAGATACAATTAATAATTTTGATTTTGCTTTAGATATTGATACAATTCAAGGTAAATCTAAATTCCTTAAATTGGAAAATACGAAACTATCACCCTATATTGAGTGTAGGACAAATAGAGTACTAGGAATAGATGATATAAGTATTTTATTTACAAATACTGCACAAAGTTTAAATGAATTTTTAGATTTACCAATTAATGCAGGATACGCTACATTTTTAGTTCAACTAATAAATCCAAATAATAATAATACTCAATTATCTGATATAATTTTATATAAGGATGTTAATAATGTATTTACAGCAGAAAGAGAAAAAATACATACCACACCATCTGAATTGGGTGAATTAAAAGGTGAAATTGATATTGCTGGAAACCTAAGTTTGAAATTCACACCTGATGATCCCAATAATAATGATTATGATATCAAAATTTTAAAAACATCATTTAATACAAATCTCACAGGTATTGGAACTCAATCCATAGGATTTGTTAATTTATCAGGTATTAATACAACAGTTTCTGTTGCAACGACTTCTAATATTATTTCTGCAAATATCAATAATACAGAAGCATTATTCGCATCAATTGAAGTTAATAATACATTTACACAACAAACAAATTTCGTTGAATTATATGTCACACATGATGGAACTAATTCATTTATATCTGAATTTTATGCTGATACTGAACAACAAGTAACTTCAAACTTTATAGGCACATTTACATCTAAGATAGATTCTGGAATATTATCATTAAATTTTGAAAATGATGAATCAAATGATATTTTAGTAAGATCTAGAATTATAGGAATCGGAACAACTGCATCTGGAATTGGAACACATAGATTTGCATTACCTGGTCAATTAGAGGGAACAGAAAGGACAACTCTATTTGAATCTAATTTTTCTAATGTTTCATCAGCATCCACAATAGCTACATTTTTAAACACAGAAATATCATCTTTGAAAGGATTTGTAAGAGTTTCAAGTGGATCTACCAGTTCTATGCATCAAGTTTTGGTTGCACATGATTTAACCGATAGTCATACATCACAATATCCTTTCATATCAATAGGAAGCACATCTGGTATTGGAACATTCTCATCAACACTTGTTGGTAGTGATTTATGTTTGAATTTTCATCCAGATCCATCATATACTGGAGGAACTAATAATGTTCAAGTTCAAACATTTACTGAAGCATTCTATACAACCAATGACGCACTAAATGTACCACCAGATTTGCAATATGGCACTGTTACTGAGTCATTATCAGTTACACAATATGATGCAAAAAATGGACTTAGATCTAACAAAACAAGTTTCCCATTACAGTCTGATTCAATACCAATATTCCAAAAACAATTTAATCCATCAGATTCTTCTGTTTTAGATATAGCAACTGATACGTTTACTATAAATGATCACTTTTTTGAAACTGGTGAAAGATTGATATATTCACCAGGATCTACATTCACAGGAATATCTCTAGCAGGTATTACCACTTCAGGTGGAGTATTACCATCAGAACTTTATGCAATTAGAATTAACAAAGATAAATTACAAATTGCTAAAACACATCCAGATGCTCTCGCAAGAAGACCATTAACAATCACAGGCACTGGAGTTGGAAATGCTCATGAGTTTGAGATGTTCAAAAAGAATGAGAAAGCATTAATGTCAATTGATGGTGTTATTCAAACTCCTATGGCATTTACACCAATCACTACGGAATTAGAATTTAACATAACAAACAGTGAGACCATATTCAGTTTAACTGGTATTTCATCAATTACCTCTGATGATGTAATTAAGGTAAATGATGAATTCATGCAGATTACAAATGTTGGTTTGGGAACAACAAATGTTGGTCCTATAACTGAGACTGGATCAGTAAAATTAGTTGAAGTTAAGAGAGGTGCAATAGGATCTGCCTCTACAAACCATAGTTTGGGTGATACTGCGAGATTATTCTCTGGTGTATACAATATTGTAGGTAGCACCGCACATTTTGTAGAACCACCCAGAGGAACAAATAATACTGTAAAAACACAAGCAAATCTTGATCCTGATAGGTCAACGTTTAATGGTAGAGTATACCTTAGACAGAGTTACGCAACAAATACAATATTTGATGATATTTCTGATAGTTTTACTGGTATTGGAAAAACATTTGATCTAGCAGTAGGTGGAGCAAATACAACTGGAATTCAAACAGGAAGTAGCATCCTTCTTTTAAATGGTATATTCCAAACTCCAACAACATTTAATAATCTTGGTAATAATTATGAATTCTTAGAGAATGGTGGCATTAGTCAAGTATCGTTTACAGGCATCTCATCATCTAATGGCACAACAATTATTAGTGATACAGATGTAAATCAAAATCAATTACCAAGAGGTGGAGTTATAGTTTCATTAGGTTCCACGGGTGGATTGGGTGTTGCTAATTTATCACCTGCTAAAGTTAAAGCAACAACAAATGGTAGTGGATCAATTGTTGGAGTTGTTGGTATTCCAACCACAGGTGACTCATTTACAGTTAGTGATGCATCCTATAACAATACAACTGGTCAACTTCAAATTACTACTTCTGGAAACCACGGATTTAGAAATATTAATGAATTTGTTAGATTGAGTGGTCTAACATTTAATCCTCCTACTCTAAGTATATCCACCACCACTTCATTCAGTGTAACTGGAATATTATCAGCAACAACATTTACAACAAATATCGGAATTAGCACTAATACTCATTCATACGTAAGTGGTGGTACTGCAACTGAATTTCTATCAGATTTAAGTTTTGGATCTGGATATCGAAACCCAGTTTCTGTTGCAGTTACGGATTTATCTGGAAATGGATCTAGTGCAGATGTATCTGCAATTGTTGGTGATGGAGGTTCACTATCATTTGTAATTAATAACAATGGTACTGGTTACACTAAACCACAGATTCAAGTTTCTGCACCTTCATATCAAAATCTTCCAGTCACTGGAGTATCAAGAAGAGGTATAGGTTCAACAACAGATACAGGCACAGGAGCAACATTAACTATTGGAGTTGGTGCTGCGAATACAAGTGTTGGTATTGGTTCTACATTATTCACAGTTACCGATTTTACTCTCGATACAAATGGATATAACTTTAAAGTAGGTGATGTATTCAAACCTGTAGGATTAGTGACTGCAAAAGGATTATCATCTATGGTCAATGATTTTGAATTAACTGTGACTGAAGTATTCAGAGATCAGTATGCTTCTTGGAATTTTGGTGACTTTGATTTTGTAGACCCCATAAAAGAATTGCAGAATGGTGTAAGAAAGAGATTTCCATTAGTATACAATTCAAGTCTATTAAGTTTTGAAATTGATGAAGATAATCCAGATTCTTCTTTAATTGATTTAAATTCACTGTTATTAATATTTGTTAATGGTGTAATACAAAATCCTGGTGAATCTTATACATTTAATGGTGGTACTTCATTTGATTTTACTGTGGCACCTGATGACGATGATATTGTTGACATATTCTTCTATAAGGGAACAAATGGTGTTGATTCAGTGCAAGTTGCTGCTGGTTCTTCTGTTTCACCAACAATTAAAAAGGGTGATATCGTTCAAGTATTTAAAGATAACTCTGGTATTACAACAACTCAAGAACAAAGAACAATATATGCAATCAGATCCTCTGATGAGGTTGAAACTGATTTGTACAAAGGATTAGGTATTGATGAAAGAAATTTCAAACCTTTAAGTTGGACTAAACAAAAAGTTGATAAAAAGATAAATGGTGAAATAGTATCTAAATCGAGAGACTCTATTGAATCCCAAGTTTACCCTACTTCAAAAATTATAGATGATTTATCGACTACTGACAATGAATTATTTGTAGATAATGCCAGATTCTTTAATTATGAAGAAGATTTCTCTTCTTTGGTTATTACCAATGTTGGTGGATTAATTGTAGGTGCTACAGAACCCAAAGTTGCTTCAATAACTGCCTCAGTTTCAATCGGAGGAACAGTCGCACTTACCATAGTAAATGGTGGAAGTGGTTATGTGGGATCAACAACTTCTATATCAATATCTTCTCCTCACTCAATAGGTGTTGGTATTGGAACAACTGCAATTGCAACTGCCACCATAACAAATGGTGTTATAACAGGAACTACGATAACAAACGCAGGATTTGGTTATACATCAACTGCAGTTCCTCAAGTTATTGTTCAACTTCCAAGAGCAATTAAGGAAGATATTGATGGTATAACAACAGTTGAAGGATATGACGGTATTATTTCTGGTATAGGAGTAACTGATGGTGTGGGTGGTCATCCATTAGCACTTAAATTTACACTTGAACCAGACTTCACTAATAATCCAAATTCTACTGCAAGTCAGTTAAAAGTTGGATATCCAATTGTAATATTTGGTACAAAAGTTGGACATGGAGTAACTTCTGTTGTTAGTGATAACAATACTGTGGTTGCTACAGGAACAACTTGTCTGGATAACATTTACTTTATAAATGAATATAACTCAGGTGTGGGTATTATTACTTGTAATATACATACTGGTGTAAATACAACAGGTATTAATGGTGCTACTGTTGGATTTGGAACTGGTGGTTTCTCTTGGGGTAGACTTTCTGGATTTAGCAGAGGGTCAAATCCTATATCAATCGGAGTAACTGGTTTAACAATAGACTCTGGATTATCAACTTACCCAACAATCCAGAGAAGAGATTTTGGTCTTAGGAACACTGGTTCGTTAAGAAAGGATCTTGGGTAGTATAAATATAGAAAAAAGCTAATGATATGGCTGCAATTGTAACAGATCAATTTAGAATTCTAAATGCAAACAATTTTGTAGAGACAGTGGATAACTCTGCAAATTCATATTATGTTGTGCTAGGTCTCGCTAATCCAACACTTTCTGTTGGTTTTGGTAGAACATCTGATTGGAATACAAAGTTACCTAACCCCGTAGATAATTTTAATTATATTAACCATACTGGAGATACCCAAATCTTTGGTAAAAAAGTAACTGGTGCGAACGTAAGAAGATTAATAACAAGAAGAAATTGGACACAAGGAACAAGATATGAAATGTATCGTCATGATTATAGTGCAGAATACCCATCACCTATATCTAATTCTACACGATTATATGATGCAAGTTACTATGTAATGAATAAAAACTTTGATGTATATGTTTGTATTGATAATGGATCCTCTGGAATAAACGTAAATGGAAATGCATCACAAGATGAACCTTTGTTCACAGATTTAGAACCATCTAGAGCAGGTGAGAGTGGTGATGGATATATTTGGAAGTATTTGTTTACTGTTCCTCCAAGTGATATTATTAAATTTGACTCAACAGAATATATTTCAGTTCCTGGTAATTGGTCAACATCATCTGAAACTCAAATTCAATCAGTAAGAGAAAATGGAGATTCTACCATAAACAATAACCAAATAAAGAAGGTTTATATTGATCAGCAAGGTTTTGGATATTCTCAGAATATTGTTGGTAGAGAAGTTGATATTATTGGTGATGGAACAGGTGCTAAAGTCGTTATTGATACGGACAGTAATGGTAAAATAATTAATACAGTTATTTCTTCAGGTGGACAAGGATATACATATGGTCTGGTTGATTTAGGTCCTATTGGTAGTTCTGGTGTTTCAATAGGAAATAAAGCAAAACTCATACCAATTATTCCACCATCTAAAGGTCATGGATTTGATTTGTATAAAGAATTGGGAACTGATAAACTACTTGTGTATGCAAGATTTGATGATTCAACAAAAGATTTCCCTACAGATACTAAATTTGCTCAAATAAGTATCATAAAAAATCCAACATCAATTGGGTCTACTGCAACTTATACCGCAAATGAATTTTCATCAGTGAATGCAATAAAGGTTGTTTCTCCAACAGGAACACCTGCAATAGGTGAAAAGATTGAGCAAACTGTAACAGGTGGAACTGCGTTAGGATACATAGTTTCATATGATACTGACACTAATGTTATTAAATACTATCAGGATAGATCTTTATACTTCAGTGGTAATAATATTGGTGATCAGACTGATTATGCTGGAATTACCACAGAGGCAAAGGTGCTACCTTTTGAATCAAGTGCTGAACCAATAAATGCTGCTGGAGGATTTCAAGCATCAGTTGATCAAAGTTTTACTGGTATTAGCACTAACCCCAGTGGTAACAAAGTAGTATCATTAGGTGTAAATTTCACAAATGGTCTTGCTTCTCCTGAGATAAATAAAGGATCAGGGGATGTTATTTACTTAGATAATCGTCCAGTGATAACTAGAAATTCTAGACAAAAGGAAGACATTAAAATCATACTCGAATTTTAAAAATGCCACAAAAGACTAATTTAAATATATCACCTTATTATGATGATTTTGATAAGGAAGACAAATTTTATAAAGTTCTGTTTAAACCAGGATTTCCTGTTCAAGCAAGAGAATTAACTACTCTTCAGTCTCAGTTACAGAATCAAATTGAATCTTTTGGTAGCCACATTTTTAAAGATGGTTCAATGGTGATACCTGGTGCTGTCAGTTATGATAGTCTATATCATTCAATAAAAATTAAGGATGAGCATTTAGGAATACCAGTTTCATTATATTTGGATCAATTAGTTGGTTTAATTTTAAAAGGTCAAACATCTGGAATATCTTTAAAAATTGATAGTTATCTACTTGCTGGCACTAGTCCCGAAATAAATGATCTAACAATATTTGTTACATATCTAGAGTCTGGAGATAGTAATGATATTTCATATTTAACAAATGGTGAAACATTAATAACTCAAGAGACTTTTATATATGGTAATACTGCTATAAATGAGGGTGAAACTGTTTTATCTTTAGTTGATGATAATGCATCTGCAGTTGGATCTGCTGTTGGTATATCATCTGGAACTTATTTTATAAGAGGTTCTTTTGTTGATGTTTCAACAGATAAAATAGTTTTAGATCCTTATCAAAATGATAGTTCATATAGAGTTGGTTTGAATATTGATGAATCAATTGTTACTGCAAAAGAAGATGATTCTTTATATGATAATGCAAGAGGATTTTCAAATTATGCAGCACCAGGTGCAGATAGATT